GGGGGGGCCCGGCCGGCGATCTATCTGCACAGTTATCCGTCACCGTGACGGCGGTCACACCAGGTGACGGCGGTCACAGGACCAGGACCACCAGGGCCAGGACCAGGGCCCAGCACAGCAGGCAGGCCAGGACCAGGGTCGCCCACACCAGCACCGCGGCCCAGTCCAGCACGCGCCGCCCCATCACCAGCGCCGGCTAGGTGGCGGCGCGCTCATCCGATCCTGATAGAGCTGCACACCGCGGGCGACGTTGCACGGCAGGCACGCGCTGACCAGATTGTCCATTGTGTCCGGGCCGCCTTCCGACCGTGGGATCGGGTAATGGTCGGCGCTGGTCGCCGGCCGGCCGCAGTGATAGCACGGGGTGTACCCGAGCCGGTCGTCATAGTCGCGGGCGAGCACGGCGAGCTTCAGCCGCTTAGCTCGGGCGCCGCCCCACGGTGGCCGCCCTTCGGTCAGCCGGCGGCGCGGCGGCATGGCCTAGTCGTCGTCGTCGTTGTGCTGGTGATGGTCCGGTCGTTCGTGCCGGCCGGGCGGCTGGCGCCGGCGTAGCTTCCGAATCCGGGCAGCGATGGCGACAACGCCGAGCTTAACCAGCGTGCGCGCCAGCCAGTCCACATCAGCCGGCCCGCGGCGGCGGGCCCGCCGGCCAGGCGCGCGTCGCGGCCGGCACGGCGAACAGGGCCCGGGTGCCGGCGATCGGCGTCACGCTCGCCGCCGGCCGTTTGTCGGCCGGGTCAGGTAGCCGGCGCCAGTGCACCGGGTGGCGGCGCCGGCACAGCGGACACGCCGGCGTGCCGGTCCAGGGCCGCACCAGGTCGCCGCCCTGTTGTTCGTGCACACAGTCGGCGGCCGAGCGCACCGCGTCGTCGTACTGCCGCGATCGGGACACCGCGTCACCATCCGTTCACCAGGGCCGGGCAGGACACCGGCCGTTGTTCGTCGTCCGCGGCCAGCGCGTCGACCAGGGCGTCGGCGAGCCGGTCGGCCGTGTCATAGGTCAGCACCAGTTCCAGGCTCGGCCCGACCCATACCCGGACCAGCGGGTCGAGCTCGGCCGCGTCGAACCCGGCCGGCCGGTGCACTTCCGCCGCTATCGCCGCCCCCTGGTCGGCCGGCACGGTCAGGCTGATCGGTTGCATGGCGCTCGGTGTAGCACCAGGCACCGACACTCGGCCGGCGGTTTTGTCGACCCTGCCGGGTGGTGATCGGGTGCTGCGGGCAGCGGTGTCCTAAATCTGGACACCGCAAACGCCTGCCGTAACGGAGCCACGGTATGCAGACTGTCAGGGGACGCCCGGAAATTACTCGGACGTAGGGCCGGAACTATGGGCGCCGATCCCACCGGATTACGTTCCGGTGCAACAGGTGTCGGCGGGCCATCCTTCTATTTATCGACACGGCCGGCGCCCTCGCACGGCGACCAGAACGGCCGCCGCTATTGGGTGTCATCACCTGTTTTTGGGCGCGCGTAGTTTCGGGCGCACCGTTCCCGGTACCTGGTCGCCCTCTGACGGTCGGTAACGGGGGCGATTAACCCTCACATTCACTGCGCGCCGGCCCGGCGCACCGCTGGTCAGCCGGCCGCCCTACGGCCGCGGCGGGATCGGGCCGGGCGCCGCGTCCCTAGACAGTTATGGCACGTCACAGCGGACGCGACACGCGACGTGATCAGCGCGCCTTTACGCCGGCCGGCGATCAGCGCACCGCACCCGGTGCGCGTCGGATCGCTCGGCGCTAGGAGATGAACACGTCCCGACACTCTGCGGTGTCCCTTCCGGCTAATCGCCGGGCGTTCGCCGTATATTGGCGATCGGCCGGCACTCAGGAGGTGCGGTCTATCCGGCGGCGGCGGCTAACCGCACGCTCGGACTGGTTGGACGGTAGGGCAGGCAGCACCCGGGACGGTGACAACACGCCGCCCTACCGTTCACCAATCGTGATTGATCCCCACGACGCCGCCGCCGCTCGGCGGCCGCTTGGCCCCGACTCCGGCGGATACCGGACTCTTCGGACATGGCAGGCATCGGTGACGAACCTAGTGGGCCGGCCGGCGGCGCGGTCGCCCAGTTGACCTAATTACACCGATGGGAGTAACGCCGTAGCGGTGTGTCAGGTGGACGTCACGTTTACGGTGCGCCGAACGGGGTAGGCGGCACCCGGGCGCCGCGGCGTTTACCAGGCCGGCGGACGCCGGCGCCGGATTCGGGCGGGTTAGGGCAAGGGTGCGGCAGATCACGGCGCGCCGAAGAAAGCCACACTTTCTTTAGGCGGTATGCTGGAAGCTCGCCCAGACAGGGGCGGCCGCGGGCCGGGTTGCATCGGCCCGCGGCCAGATCAGCCGGTCATGAGAGGACCAACTGATGGGAACCAGACTATTCGCCGACGACGCCGCCGAGCTGCGGCACTACCGGGCCAGGGCGGCGCGTAACGCCGCCCGCCGCGCCCGCCGCGTCCCGGGAGGGGATTACGTGCCACAACAGCACCGACAGGCCGCCTACGGTGCCAGCTACGCCGCCGCCGGCACGGTCACGCTGGCCGAGCTTGACCAGGTGGCCAAGCTTCACCAGCGCGTGTTGGAACAGGCCGTGATTCGGCTGGTCGGGGATGACGGCTATTCGTGGACCGAAGTCGGCGCCCAGCTCGGGATCACGCGCCAGCTAGCGCGGCAGCGCTTCGGTCACCTGGTCAAGTCGACGCGCGGCCGCGGCGCGCAGCGGGCCGAACAGCGATGACGACGACGTGCACGTGCGAGTGTCACCGCGACCCGGCCGCCAGGCTCGGCGCCGTCCTGATCTTCGGCCGGCCCGGCCGGCCGGCGGCCGACCGCGACCAGCGGTCGATTCTGGAGCACACCGGGCCCTTGTGGCACGGCGAGCCGGCCCGGTGCGCTGACTGCGGTCACGTGCACACCGGGCCGGCGCTGGCCGGTATCTGTATCGGGTGCCCATGCGAGCGGCGACCGTGACCGGCCGGCGGGCTTCGGTCCTCGACAAACTGTGTCGAGGACTCCAAACGGAAGGGCGGCCCGCCGCGGGACGCCGGCCCTAGCGGATCACCGCACTGGCCGACGCCGGCGACCCTGACGGCGGTATGGCTCGCCGGTGAATTCGACGGCCCCTGACGAACTACTCGGCGGCCGCCCGGACCAGTAGGTCGGCCGCGGTCGCGTCGGTGATCGTTTTCAGCCATACGTTCGTGGGTAGGTCGGCGATCCCGCCGGCGGCCCATTCGGCATTTTGCGACGCCGCCGCGAGTTGTGCGGCGGCGTTGCCGCGGTCGTTGATCACGTTCGCCCACACGGTGCGGGCCACCGATTCCAGGTGTTCGGGTCGGTTGATCTGTTCCCAAACAACGGCGGCCAGGTCGTCTCGTGTTGCCATATCGAACCAATCTCCTGTGTTGGGTGGCGGGCCGCCGCCGGCGGGCAGCGACGCCGCGACGGCGGCCAGGTCGGCGGCGTCGACCTGGATTTCGAAGTGCATTTCGTCGTAACCTTCGAGCCAGCTCACGGCGCCCTGACATTCGTCCAGAATGGCGTAGATTTCGCCGACCTGTTCATCGGTGAACGTGCCGCCGGAACCATTCGGGTGATCGGGCGCGTTCACGTCCAGGGCGGTGCCGCTGGCATGGCAGGACAGCGAGGACGGGTTATTCACATTCTGTTTGTATGTGTATCCCCAACACCAGCCGCCGACGATCGGTTCCACCCTGGCATTGAATTGTTCGGCGACGTACCGCATGACCGTCGTGACGTCGCCCGATTTCACGCCGCCCGGGAACCATAACGACTGGACGACGCCGATCGCGGCCGGGTCGGAATTCGCCGGCCACCCGTTGTACGAATAGCCGCTAGACACGCCGGCCACCGGGTCGCCGGCCGCAGTGCTCGGCGATCCAGGCGTCCAGTCGTTGCCGCGCAGCCAGTTTCGCCAGGGCCAGGGCGACCGGGCCGGCCGGCCGGTCGCGCCGGTCGGTGTGCGCCGGGTCCTCGGCCGGCCGCTGTTCGGTCCTGGTCGGCGTCACGCCGAGCGGATCGTCGCCGGCGGCGCTCATAGGTCGTGCACCGCAGTCACGGCGGCCCAATCGGCCTGCACTGCGGACAACAGATCGGCGTCGGTAATGGCCGATTGACCGCCGCCGGCGTACTTATCGGCGAACGTCGGCGCCGACGCCGTGAACGGCATAAACCACGACACGCCTTGTTGCGGATAATTCAGGATCACTTTCGCCAGCGGGTCGGCCGGCCGGCCGCGTGATTCACCGGTCAGGGCCGCGCCGAGCCGGGCGCCGAATTCCGCGTCGACCGCTAGATCGGCCTGCGACTGATACGTCATAACCTCACCCTTCCGTTAACGAACTGGTCCGATAGCTTGCCAGGAGAACTCGATAGCACCGGGCCGGGCGGCGCCGGCCAGCGTCTTAAACAACACCGTGAACTGATCTTGAAACAACTGCGATTTCAGCAGGATCGCAATGATCGCCGTGTCGAATACCGTCACGGTGACGGATGGTAAGCCGGTGAACGTGCGGCCGAGCGCCACGACCAGGGCGCCGTTCACGTCGGCGACGCCGCCGCCGATCGCGCCATAGGCCAGGCCGAGCTTCGCCAGGCGTAGGTCGGACTCGGCGGCCAGCGATTGGATCGCGGCCGCGCCGTCCTTGACCGGCTCGGTCGGCAGCGGGTAGGGCCAATTATTCGTGGTGGTCGTTGGCATCGTCGTTGCGCTCCTGTTCGTTCATACCGGCGGGCCGACGCCGGCCAGGTCGGACCAGCGGATCAGCGGGTCAAATTCGGTCCAGGACCAGTCGGCCGGTAGGTCTTGCCAGGCGGCCGTTGCCTTCCCTGTTGCCGCGGCCGAGCTGGTCACCAGTTCCAACGTCCAGGCGCCGGCGGTGTTGGTCAGCTTCGCGCCTTCCAGGTACAGCGGCACGTCGGCCGTTGTCGGCGCCGGCGACCAGGCCGGCACGTCGGTCAGCAGGATCGGCAGGCCGATCCGGCTGGTCGCGTCCAGGATCGTCAGCACGGCATTTAGGCCGGCCGCGGTCAGCGGTTCGGCCGCGTCGACCTGGTAGGTCACGCCGCGGATACGCCACCCGGTGTTGCCCATCCGGGCGAGCACCGAATTGGCTACCGTCGTGGCGTCGGCCAGGGCGGCCAGTTCGGTGCCGATCTGTAGCCGGCGTTGGCCGCCGGCGGTCTCGGCGGCGGCGTTGATCACGGTCACGGTGCGGTCGGTCGGTTTCGCCGGGTCGGGCGCCTGGTCCTTCCAGCCGACCGCCACCCGGGTGGCGACGTCGGCGACGTCCTGTACCCATTGGATCGGGTCCAGCAGGACGTCGCACGCACTGATCGTCAGGCCGTGCCCGCCGGCCTGACTGATCGGCATGATCCGCACGACGCCGCCGGCGTCCATTGCCAGCACGTACAGGCCGGGCCGGGAATCAATATCTTCCAGCCGCAGATAGGGCCCGGTCGTCAGGCTGGTCGCCGACCAGAGGGCGCCGCCGGCCGATTTCGCCAGGTCGGCCAGCAGGGCGCCGGCCGGCTGATTGTCAACGTCCCGATACGTCACCAGGTAGGCGCCCGGCCGCGGGTCGACGGTGTATTGCATCGTCTGACCGGCGGCCGTCAGGATGCGGCCGAAGCGATCGCCGAGCGGTTCGACGGCCCACGGCTCGGCGCCGACGTAGCGGTTCGCCAGCTCGGCGGTGTCGTCCTGCGCGGTGACCTTGACCAGCGTCCCGCCGGCGTCGCCGACGTCGGGTGACCATTCGGCGGCCATGTCGGTGATCCGGCCGGTGAACACCTCACCGGCCCGGGACGCGCCGGCGGCCGGCGCCAGGATCACCAGGTCGTCAACGTAGGTCGCGGCCAGCTCGGCCCAGATCACGGCCGGGTCGATATCGGACCAGGCCAGCGCGGCCGGCACGTCGGACCAGGCCGGCCCGGTCGGGTACACGTCGACCGCGACGCCGAGCCACACACCGGGCGCCGGGGTGACGTCGCCGGCGTGCACGGCCCAGCCGGCGCCGTCGACGGCGCCGGCGGCGGCGGTGTCGGGCAGCACCGATCCGCCGCCGGCGAACGGTTGCGTGAACGTCACCGGGTGCACCTGTACCCGGGCGACCGGCGCCAGGGCGGCAGCGGCCCGCACAGCGGCCCCGTAGCGCCACGTTTGGCCGGCCAGGGTGCGCGGCACCTGATCCCACCCGGCCGGATCGCTGGTGAACGGCGCCGGCGGGAACACCACGCGCACCGCCCGGTCGGCGGTCACCGGGTCGATCCGGGCCGAGTGTGCGCCGGTGTGCGCGTAGGTCGTCGACACTTTCACGGCGGCGTTTGTTCGTACCGTGCTCGGCGTCGATCCGACCGCCGCGCCTTCGAACCCGGGATCTGCAATGGTCGGGATCGTCGGATCCGGGTAGATCACGGCGTCGGTGCGCACCTGCACCCGGGATCCGATCGTCAGCGCGCCGGTGAAGCGCTCGCCGCCCGGGAGGTCGAGCACGGTGAACGTGCACGTCGCCGGCGCCGGCTGGTCGATCGTCGTATCCCGGCCCCAGATCACGGACAGGCCGGTCAGCGCGACCGGCTCGGCGGGATCCTCGCCGGCCGAGCCGTCCGCGTAGCGCTGGCCGTCGATCCACAGCACACACGACGGCGGCAGCGACGTCGGCGCCGGCGCGGTCACAGGATCACCGCGCCGGCCCGGCGGCCGCGGCCGCGCAACAGGGCCGCGATCTGCCGCGCCACGGCGTCAGGGTCAAGCGCACCCTGCACGATGATGGTCGGCCCGCCGGCGCTGGTGCTGGTGCCGGCGGCCCGGGCGCCGAGCACACCGGCCCGGGCCAGGCTCGGCGTGCCGGCGGCGAAACCGACCGCGCCGGCGGGTGCGGCGGCGGCCGGCGCCGGGATCGCGGCCGCGGCCGAGCTGGCGCCGGTGATCTTGCCCCATAAATCAGATACCCACGACATGGCCGATTGAATACCGCCGATCACGCCGTCGATCGCGCCCTTGACGCTGTTGATGATCCCCAGAATGGTATTCATCGCCGAGCTGGCCGCCGACTGGATCGGGCCCCAGACCGCCATACCGGCCGAGCGGATCGCGTTGAACACGCCGGTGATCGCCGACGACATGGACGAGACGAACCCGCTGATGGCGCTGGTCACGCTGGACGCGATCGAGCTGATCGAATTCCAGGCGGATTCGGCGGCCGAGCGGATCGAATTCCAGGCGCCGACGATCCCGCCGACGATCCCGCCGACCGCCGACGCGATCCCGGACACGACGGATGACACCAGCGACCCGATCGCCGACCAGACAGATTCCGCCGCGCCGCGGATGGTGTTCCAGATACCGACGATCAGCGACCCGGCCGAGCTGACGGCCGAGCTGATCGAGCTGATCACCGAACCCACCAGGGAGCTGATCGCCGACCAGGCGGCCGACGCGGCCGAGCTGATCGCCGTCCAGGCGGCGGTCGCGGCGGCGGCGATCGCTTCCCACATCCCCATCACAAAGTTGCGGAACGCCTCGCAGTTGTTCCACAGCAGGATGATTCCGGCGACCAGGGCGGCGACGGCGATCACGACCAGCAGCACCGGGTTAGCCGCCATCACGGCATTCAGCGCCGCCATCACGCCGGTAAAGCCACCCGACACGGCCGACGCGACGGTCTGGACGGCCGTCCAGGCGGCCGTCGCGGCCGAGCTGATCGCCAGGGCGGCGTTCACCGCCAGCACCGCGGCGGCCAGCCCGCCGAGCACACCGCCGAAGATCAGCACGGCGGTGCTGTTCTCTCCCATCCACTTTGCGACGTCGCCGAGCATCTGGGATAGCTGCGTCATCACCGGCAGCAGACCCTGCCCGATCGCCGCCTTAGCGTTTTCATACTGCGCGGCCGAGCGTTGCGCGGCGCCCTCGGCGGTGTTCGCTTCCCGGGCAAACTGCCCGTTTGCGCCGGCCGCCTGTTCGGTCGCCAGGGCCAGCACGGTCTGCGCCTGCGCGGCCGTCTTCGCCTCGCCGGTCAGCTTGTCGGTGCCATCGGCCGCCATCCGCGCGTTCACCGCTGTTTTGTTCAGTGACAGGCCGTACCGCTCGGCCGGGTCAGCCTCGCCGCGCAGCGCGGCGCCGAGCGCGTTTACCGCGTCGGCCGTCGTGCCGCCCATCGTCGCGGCCAGGTCGGCGCCCAGCGTGATCAGATCCTGTGTTTTGCCGGCGGCGGTCGCCTGGTCGACGCCCAGATTCTGAAGCTGCGCGCCGACGACGGCCGCCATCTGCTGATAGGCGGACGTCGACAGGCCCACCGCGTCGGCGGATCCCTGCGACGCGGCGATGATCTGGTCCGAGCTGGCGCCGTAGACGGACGCGACGGCGCCGGCCGACTGTTGCGCGGCGCTGGCCGCGTCGACCGCCGATTTACCGAAGGCGGCGACGGCGAACCCGGCGGCCGCGGCCGGGATCGCCAGCGTTTCAACGGAATTCGAGAATCGGTCGGCCGAGCCGGCGGCGCGGTCGATATCGGCGCCGGCCCGGGCCGCGTCGACCGCGATCCTGACCAGTAGCTCTATCGACCGGGCCACGGTTACCGCCCTGCCCTTCGGATCGCGTTCGCCTGTTCGGTCAATACGTCAAGCACGGTCGCCAGCGTCCAGTCATCCTCACCGCGCCAGTTGGCCGGCGCGGTCGACGTGGCGACCGCAATCTCACAGATCAGCCGGGCCCTGGTCCCGGCAGGGTAGGGCGCGCCTGATCGTCCGCCTTCGAGACGTCCGATACCTGCGCCGTTGTCGCGGCGAACGCTTCCCACGTCACCGCCTGGTCGATCACGCCGGTGCGCCGGCCGGCCGACCAGGCCAGGAACGTCAGCCACTTAAACGGCGCAACACCCGGTGTGTTCGCCTTCCAGCCGTGCCGGGCCGCTGTTTCCTCCCAATTGATCATGTCGGGATTCAGCGCCTGCACGGTGAACGGTTCGCCGTCGATCGGCACCACGCGCAGCCGCGGGATCGTCAGGCCGGCCGCGTCGATCGGCACGTCGAACGGGCCGGCCGGCAGCTCGGGCCCATCGTTCACCGGCGCCAGATTCGTTGCGCGCGTTGCCATATCACTTACCCCGTACTTTCCCTAGGGCCGCGTCAACCGCGGCGGTGTAGACCTGTTCGACGGCCGGCGCGGCGTCGTCCAGCGACGATGTGAGCGCGTAGGACGGCGTGATGTGCCGGCGGGCCGAGCCGTACTCCTGCACGCCGGCGTAGCGCAGCGGCGAGCCGATCTGCGCGCCGGCGTCGGTCACGGTCACGCCGAACGACGCGGCCAGGGCGCCGGTGCGCCGGCGGGCCCGGCCCTGCACCAGCCGTTGCACCTCGCCGCCAGCGGCGGTCGCCGCGCCGTCCAGGTGGCCGAGCTGATCGCCGAAGTCGCGCAACGTCCGGGCGAACGTTGCGCCGCCGACGATTTCGACGCCGCCGGCCACTAGCTCGCCGCGGCCGCGGCCGGCTGGCCGTCCCGCCGGCGGACGCCGGCGATCGGGACGCCCGTCACCAGCTCGAACGTCGCGCCGGTCGGGTAGGTGAACGTGACGGTGCCGACGATCTGATATTCGAAGTCGGACGTCAGCACCGCGCCGTATTCGTCGGCGCCCAGGTCCAGCGGGTCGATCACCAGCGTCCCGGCCGCGCTGACGCCGGCGGCCGTGTTCGGTTCGAACGTGAAGTCCTGTTCGGTGCCGGGCGCCGACCAGCTCAGACCGAAGAGGCCGGCGGCGCCCTCTTCGGCGTCGACGTCGACGTTCCCTTTCAGCGACGCGGTGTAGGTCACCGCGCCGGGAACCTTTGTGCCGCATAGCTTCTGCGTCGAATCCTTCTGGTCCTTGGCGGCCGCGATCCGGCACGAATTCACCAGACACGAAACGTCGATCTCGGTGCCGGTCGCGCCGATCTTCAGTGTGCCGGGCCCTAACACGGTCATTTCGGGGATCCCTTCGGTTGGGTGATACGTTCGGTCCAGAGCACGCGGTAGGCCGGCAGCGGCACCGCCTGGTGCGGAATGAGCAGGTCGGCCGGGTCGGCGCTGACGCCGGCCCAGTTCAGCGCCTCGCCGACCGCGTCGAGCAGGTCGCCGAGCGTCGAGAGGTCGGCGCGGCGGCCGGCGGCGCCGGTCACGCACCAGGCGGTAAACGCCGCGGTGAAGTCGGCCCGGCCGAATCGAAACGTGATGGTCGGCGGCGCCACGTACACGCACGGCGGGTTGATGTCGCGTTCGTCCAGCGTCGCGCGGATCCCGGCCGCGGTGAGCCGGTCGACTACCGACTGGACGGCGCCGGCCACGTCCATTAGCCGACACCGGGCAGCGCCCAGAGCCCAGTGCGCAACGCCCGGGCGATTTCAGGGTCATAGCGGCTGACGTAGGTCACGGACTCGCCGAACGTTTCGACGCCGCCCGGACTATTACGCCGACGCACCAGGCGGGCGGCGAGCATGACGGCCGCCTGATACGTCTCGGCGTCCGGCGCGTACACCGGCGCCGCCACCCGGCCGCGCCGGCCGGCCGGCGCCGGTGCCGGCCAGCCGTCCGGGCGGGCCCGTTCGACCTGCGGTTCCACGGCGGCGGCGCACCTGGTCACCAGGTCGTCGTCGCCGGTATCGGCGGCCGCCAGCCGTAGCTGTTCCTTGACGTCGGCGACGTCCAGCCACGCCGGCACGTAGTCGGGCAT